TTCTTGGAGCAACTGCTGGGCTGCTTGAGCCGCCATCTGAGACACCTGGACCTCCACGTCCGGAGACATCTCTTTCTCGTCTGCTTCCTCGTTGTAGGGAGGCAGGGGTATGCCCATCCGTTTCTCAATCTCTTTGCGATACTCCATACCCAAATGCTCACCGATGTGAGCCGACATAGCTGCTTGCAGCATCTGCGCTGCTTGTGGGTTCTGGCCCACCAACTCTTGTACATGAGGGTCTTGCATACCAGCCATATGGACAGCAATATGTGAGCGATGATCCTGATAGATAAACGCTTTGACAGGCTTGCCAGAGAGCACGTTCATGTTCTCCGTCACGGGGTCGCGTGGCTTCATATCCTCTGGGATCGGTACCAGCTTCTGGTAGTTTTTGATACCCAGCACGTCCAGCATCTGCCGATGCAACTGAGGCAAGTCGTACAACTGAGGAGCAGTCTGAGCTAACTGAAGAGCCGCCTGATACTGAACAACCTTCTGAGCCATAGTGGCTGCATTGGGGTCGCTCACGGGGATCACGTCCACCAAGTCATAGTCAGACTGCTTGGCTTTCCTACTGCCCTCAACTGGGTCGTAGTTGTATTCCTCGGGGGTGTAGTCGCGGATGATCTCTTTCAAGAGCTTGAACTCTTGCTTCATCGAGTAGTGGATGCGCGCCTGTATGGCACTCATCGTCTTCAACTGACGCTCAAGGATTGCCAGGGTCGTGCCCACGGGCGCTTGTGCGCTCATGTCCGAGGTCTGCAACTCCACAGCACCGGCAAACTTGCGGCCTTCTTCAATGATCGTAGCGAGCAACGCTGCTAGGACCTGACTTGGCTCCTTATAAGGCAGCGGCATGATGTTGTCCCGCATCGTCCCACTAGGTACGTCCACGTCTCGGAATTCTCCTGGGGAGATGGGTGTGTCGTCTCCCTTGGTACGGAGGCCACGGGTCTTGAATCCACCGGGAAGATTAGAGAGTGTGCCTGCATCAACAAGCTGGCGCAGAATAGAAGTACCAGACTTAGCAAAAGCACCGATAAGGTGGATAAGGCCAAAAGCGTAAAAACCGAAACCCGGTATGTACGGGTAGTGGACGAAGTGGGTTCGCTTGTGACAATCTTCATCCTCCGGCCTCCAATTCCGTCGTATCGCTAAAACTTCACCTGAACTCTTCTCGATCGTGATGATGTACGGCAGCGCAATGCCCGTCTCTTCACCATCGTCATCCGTATGCTCGTAGCCTTCTAGGTCTAACTCAACCTGCATCTCCAAGAGCTTGAAGCGATCATCCTGAGAAGCCCGAAAGCCCAGCTTCTCAGCAATCTTCTTCTCCACCTCGTCCATCACATTGTTGGGCTCGCCCAGATCGACGTCACGATAAAAGCCCTCATGCTGAAGCCGCTTAATCTCGTTCTCGGTCTTGCGCATCACATGCGTGACTCGCTCTGCTGCCTCTAAGCTAGAAGCTCCATAGGGGACGACCACATCTTCAGCAGGCACGTACATCGACACCTGACGCCCCAGCGCCGGATCAAAATACACTTTCTTAAACGCATTGCCAGCTAACCCCAAGCCCCACAACATGCGCTCATGCTCGGGGCGGTATTCATACATCACATCCGTCAACTGATGGTTCATGTCCTCTTGGACCCGCTCAGCAGCTTTCTTAGTAGCCGGGGTCTCTTTGCCAATGATCTTTGTCTTGACCGGCCCCGCCGCAGGGAAGGTCTCCATCATGGTCTCAGCTTGAAACTTCACAACTGCTTCGGTAAGCAGTGGGTGATACACGCCACAAGCGCCGGGCCAAGGTTCCATACGCTCTTCTAGCTTCATACCCAGCAACTCCAGACCATCTACATAGGTCTGTATCCAATCCTTGCGACTAGAGATGTCCGTCTCATAGTCTTGCATCAGCGTATTGGCAAGAGAAGAGAGTTCGCCTTCATCCATATCTTCAGCCAAATTCTTGCTGAACTCATCCTCATCTATCTCTTCTTTCTCCATCTCAATCTCAAAGCCAGGGCCAGAGATGCTTACTGCCTCTGGGTCCTCGATCTGAATCTCAATCGGCTCTTCCTCAACACCCAATTGCTCAAGCCCTTGAGGAGCAGCGTAAAGACCTTTGCCCATATTGTTTGTTGCCATCATCTATCCTTCAAAATTAGTAGTACGCCGCTTTTTTGCGGAACTTGTACATGAAATCGTCTTCTGGCTCATCAGTGTCAAGACGGATGAACCCACCCTGCCTAAATCTCAGCAGTGCTAGCGTTGTTGAATCTACCAAGTCGTCATTGACTCCACTGGGGAAGTCATTGCACTCCTCAATAACATCTTTAGCCCATCTCCGGTCCGGCGCATATACAACGCCGCCTTGAAATAAGCTCGATACAGCGTTCACACGGGCAATCTTATCCTGTCCTTTGCCCGGAGTAAATTCGCCAACAGGTATGCCCATCCTGCGCATTTCTTGGTAAAGCACAGAGCCACTGGACTTCTTCTCGACCATGAACGCATCTGGCTCCCACTCCTTGTACTCCTCGAGCACCAAGGCTTTGAGGTCTGGATACTCCAGCCTCTTCTTGATTGCATTCAAGAGAATGATCGCGTAGTTGTTTGTCTTCTCATTGAAGAACACACCCCATACTGTCAAAGCGTTGTAGTCGGAGCGGTTATTGGCCTCCTGCGCAGCGTCCAGACTCATGATGGTGAACTCGCACTGGGGAGGAATCTCATCCTCCCATATCTTCCACCACTCACGCTTGATAAGTGCCCCCTCCTCGGAGACAGGGTTTTGCATGTATTGGGCATTCCAATACCGAACATCCATGCCCGCCTTCTTAGCCAGCAACTCCTCAACCGGCCAAAACTCAGGCCACAACGCCTCACCGTCATCCTTGATTGCTGGGAAGTCCACGACCTCCCACTGGTCAACACCCTCTTCCTTGTTCATCTGCGAGACTATTTGCCCAGTCAAATCTAGCTTTGACCACCGGGTCATCACAATAATGATTGCGCCGCCCGGCATAAGGCGCTGGAGAGGGCCAGACTGAAACCATTCCCAAGCAGGAATGAATACATCGGGTCTTCCAGTTTTAGCTTCTTGTTCAGAGTGAGGATCATCAATAATGAAAAGATCAGCACCGCGCCCAGCAAGAGCGCCACCCACACCAATTGCAAAGTATTCACCTTGGAAATTCGTCCCCCACCTTGACGCAGACTTACTGTCAGCTTGCAGTTCTACCTGTGGAAAGATGTCCTTGTAGGTGTCCATTCCAACCAAATTTCGCACCCTGCGGCCAAAATTCACCGCTAAATCTGCGGTGTGAGAGGCCATAATTACCTTCTTTTGGGGGTGTTTACCCAAGAACCAGGCAGGTGCAAGATAGGAAATTAGCTCTGATTTGCCGTGTCGGGGAGCAATATTGACAATCACCCGCCTCTTTTTGCCGTTGGCAATGTCTTCAAAGATTTGGGCCAGTTTTAAGTGGTGCGGACCCACTTTATAGCCTGGATAAACGTGTTTTACGAAGTCAAGGAAGCTCTCTTTGCTCAAATCTTGCGTGATTTGGGCGTCGTACTTCTTCAAAAGCTCTAAAGTACGCCTTTTCTGCTTGTCAGGCATCGTTGGAAGAGCCCGCCGCAGGGTAAATAGCTGTTCAGGCGTCAGTTTTGGACTCATGCTTGATGATTTCTCTAGCTTCTACGTCAATTACCTTGGTTTCTAGGCTAGTGAGTGTCTCTAGTAGCTCGTTCTCCACCTCTTCAGCAGTCATGTGCTTGTGCGTGACCTCGCTGCGTTTCTTGAACGCATCAACGCCGTCAATTTCACCTAGTTTTGACAATGCCGCTACCCGTGTCTTGGCATCTTTGGCGTTCTCGACCTCCATCACGAGCTTGTTGACCACATACATCTTGAGGTCCGCCAACTCATCAACGATCGACACGTTCATCTGAGCCACCATGCCAGCCAGCATGGCAAGAGTTTCGTTGGGGTACTTGGCAAAGTCGGGGCGCGTACCAGGGTTGTTGATCATTTCCCGAGCAAGCTCTCTGGCTTGGTCAGCATTCTCCTGGCTGGGCACGAGGGGGTTACCTGTTAAGTCAGACATTAACTTCACCACGTTTGCTCTCATGGTGAGTTCTTCCGCAGGCGACAGTTCAGGGAACGCATCAACGGCGTTCTTTGGCAGAGGAATGTTTTCCTCTATGTGCGGCATTATGGGGTCTGACATGTCGGGCGGGTGGCTCCGTGTTTCGACAAATGTATCATAAAAATTTATTTATGCAAGGGGGAGGTAAGGAATCCTACCCGGGGGTGTCTAAATAGTCTAAGAAGTTACAACGCTG